TTGGGAAGGGAGGCCGTGTGGGTAGCTCCGGCGACGTTGGCACAACGAAGAATCACGGAGCGGTCGGCGTCGGGGTGAATCCCTGCGCTTCCCGTCTGCGGCCATCCGATGACATGGACATAAGGAGCGAAAGTGATGTCCTCGATGTAGCGTCCGGGCCGGACGGCTACGATCATCGGCTGCACGGAGGTCGGAGGCATCCCACCGTTGAAAGTGACATTGCTCTGGGCCGCAAGGATGGCGGCACCAACCGTGGAGAAGTCGGCAAATCCCTCGGCGATGGCTGGATCGTTGGGTACGTCGTTGGAGTCTTTGCCACGGTTGGCATCGACGTAGATGATGCGACCGCTCGATGCCGAATGCTGGATCAGACAAAGAAGCTGTTGAAGGTTGAAGTTCTGGTCGTTGGCCCAGCCCTCGGCGGAGACATCTACAGGAATGATCCCGGTGCCATCACGCCGTTCGCCGGCTGCAACGAGCTTCAGGTCGCCGAAAATCGTCTCATACCGAAGCCGGACGTACTGCTCGTCGAACGTCGGAAGGCCGACATCAACGACGAGACGGATGAGATACGGGCCCTCGTTGTCTACGATGAACGTGATTGGGCCAGGTCCGGCGATGTTTCCAGCCAGGACAGCGGCCGACGGAGTGCCATCTTTGGCCTCCGGCGCAAATGCGATTGACCATGCGTAGTTGGTGGCCGGAGCACCGACATGGTTCAGTTGGATGAGATCGCCCGCCCGAAGATCGTTGCGGCTTTGTCCGACGACCGGATCGACGCCGTTTACGAGGCTTTGAATAAGAGCGGTCATTTCCGTTCCTCGGCCGAGAATTCGGCGGTTCTACTCTTGGACGACCTATAGGCCCGCCACCGAATCAGAGGTAGAATTGGGCTGATACGTCCTCTCCAAGCACCGTGAACGGCACCCGAATTCCCAGGCGCTCCACCGAAACCCGGTAGGACTGCCCTGTAGTTGGCTGGATCATCCGGCTCCCCAGTTGAAGAAGACAGGGCGCGACTTGCACACCCGTGACCCCCGAACCTGCCGGAACTTGGGAGATTGGCCCTCCGTTGGCCCCCAACAGGACATCTAGGCGATAGCTGCCAGCGTTGGGGCCCGCCGTCATTGTGAGAACTTCGCCTTCGACGGCATTGGAGAAATCCTGGTTTGGATCATCCAATTTGCCGTCTTCCCCAATAGTCACTTGTCCCGAAAGCCCCGTCGGACTTGTCGTATATGCCCTCGGGGTTGCATCCGCGCCGGCTGGCATCCGAAACACAGCGACAACCCGGTGGATCCCCAGACGATAGGGGTCGTTGCCACCATTCGTCGGTGATGTGTTGGGTCCGTCAAAGATCTCCAGCATCGTGCCAGGACACAGGGAACGGAAATCCACGGTGACATCGGTGAACCAGATGAGGTCCGGCGCGGCGAGGGTCTCCCCAGCACTGCTTTGGATCTCTTTCATGCCAGCGCAGAACTTGCGAAAGTCCTCGTAGTACCAAGGCTCTAACTCAAGGAACGGCGAATCGGCAAACAGTTGACCGAAGTTGTCCTTGAACAGATGCCGGTAGTCGTACAGGGCTTTCGCCGGCTTCAGTGCCCGCAGGATCAACTTGTTGTTGAACTGGAGAAGGATAGGGTCGAAAGGGAACCCTGTACCGTAGTCCCCCTCGATGAGTTCGCCGGTCTCTGGGTCGGTCCAGGTTGTCTTGTCAAGGATGTTGATCTCAAACGTATGCTGGTCGTTGAAACCCCAGGCCGTGTTGGGATCGTATTGGAAAGCTACCTTCTCCAGCACGATGACCTGGGCCTCGGTCAGAAGCTCAAGCCCTTCCTCCTGGGTCTCCAGCGTCGCGCCTTGAAGCAACAACTCGATCATGCGCTTCAAAAAACAACGGAACGTCAGGTCTCCGTCGATGATTGGGAACCGGTCATCGGAGACATCCGGGAAAACGAGTGTCCCGATCATCTGCCAAAGGAACTCCGGCCTCGTGAAATCCACATCCGAATCGACAGAAACCTCGGTCAGAAGAATCTGGATGTCTGCCATCGTTTCGGCAGCGGCTTGGAACTGGAGGTAGTAGTAGGGGCCGGGGATCTGAGCAACGTAGTTGGACGCAAGCACCTGGCGGAACGTCGTCAGAATCTTGTCTACGATGTTTTGTTTCGTCGTAGAGGTGTCTTGCCCTCGCAAGGGCACCGGCGCCGGATTCTGTTGAATGGAATCTGGGAGGTATGGCTTTTTGGGCTCTTTGTCTTTCGACATTAGCCTTCCTCCGTAATCGTCAGGACGAGATCACCGAGCGTGAAATACTCAAGGACATACCCCGTGATGTTGCGGGGGCCTTCGTTGGCTGAAGAAACGAGGTACGTTACCGTGTAATCGTGGGCCAGAGGATTGGTGTCCAGGGACAACGACACCAGGATGCGGTTCTGCGTGATCTTCTGACGCTCCACTGCCAGTTCCACAGTTGTTGCTCTTGGGAACTGAACGCTGAGTGTCTCATCATCCGAGAACCCAGGGATGTTGAGCCCTTCATCGCCAATGATGTATGCCTTGCCCGGAGCCGACTGCAAAGACACCGGGTCTGCAAGTTGCAGGGTCATCGCCTTCTCGTCTTGGTAGACAGCACGGTACTCGTTAGGAGCGCCTCCTCCTGTTGAGGTAGAGGAGTTCAACTCGTCCTCAATCAGCCACACATTGACGGTCGAGGAGGAGTACGGGACTTCGGCTGTCCCAAGGAGGATGGAAACATCCCCTTTCTGTGTTGTCGTCAAGGGTTCGCGGATGATGGTGGTGCCTGCGTCGCGTGCCAGATTGGTGAGGGGGACTTCGACGAAAGAAACACCGGAGGTGTTTTCGATGACCCCGATGATGTCTGACTGCCGCACAGACGATCCCATCGGGAGCCCTCGCAAAAAGGACTCCAAATTGGTCTGCACGGATCGCTGAACTTGGTTGGTTTGCACGCCCGTTTGTTTGAGCACCGTAGCCGAGATGTCCAACGGGGTTGCGACCGCTTCCTTGGTCAGAATGTCGTAGGTGACACCCTTCATCTGGACGAGGGCGTTCTGAACGGTCACAACAACAAGATTGGTCGTGTACGTGACAACGAAGTTCTCGTTGTAGGAGTAGTCGATAGAGAGGATTTGACCCGACGTGATGTTCCCACCAGGGATTCGTCGAATCGCGGTTGCGATGGTTTGGTCCCCCGGGATGATCGTGTAATCGCTGATCCCGCTGGGATCGGTCGGACCCCGGTACTCGATAGTCCGAGTGCTGTTGAATACCTGGATGGTGAGCGTGCTGACCCCCAAGTTGTTCAAAGTCTCGTCGAACTCACCGATGATGGTGTGCGGCTCCCCCGTAACGGGAATCAAACTCCCCGACGGAACTCCATCGACGGGCGTAATGCGAATGAACGCTCCAGCTTGAGCACTGCGTCCAAGCTCAAGGGGATCCGATACGCGGAACAGTTCCACAGACTCCGCACTCAGTTGTCCAGAAACTTGTCCGACAACAGACAACACTGTCCCTACCGGCTGTCGCGGAAGAACAAAATCACGACTGATCGTGTAGGTGTAGTCCCCCAACACCACATCGCCCATAGCCACGGGAGGCTGGGCGGCAGAAAGTTGGATCGTGCGGTAATCCAGAATCACAACCCCATTCAAGTTGAAGAAGGCGCCGGACGAGGCATTTCGGAGACCAAGCCCCAGGGAGGGGAAGTTCAACATCCCCGCGATGGGGTTCTCCACCGAAAGTGACGGATCAAGTGATCGGAAAATCTGTTGTAGAGGATTCCCAATGATCTGGAATTGAATGTCGAAGGCTTCTTGGAAAACGAACGCAAATGTGTCGGTGACGGTGGCTTCTGCGGTCCCCCGAATCCAAACATCGGCTTTGCCTCCGACATGCACCGAGTTCGTTGGATCAAAGTCCCGCTGCATCAGAGGGCTGCCGGCTTCGACAACAACTGCTTCCTCAACGCCCGGCTGGTCCGCCGCATCTTGACGAATCCCTTGCTCAGTGCCGGTATCCACCGACGAGAGGGATCCTCTGGAGCGGGTTGCCAGTTGCAGGTTCGTCTCGGTGTTCTCCCCACCGAAAGTGCGGTTCTGGTTGGTGACAGACAGCCCTGGGACGTTGCTCACGAGGGTGTTGATCTGCCCTCGACTCACGTTTCCGATGGTGCCGGCCGTCTGGGCTTCGATGATTACATCAATCGAATACAGCCCCGTGGTCGGATTGAAGAAAGCTGCCGCGTTCTCCAGTGGGATCTGAGCATCCTGTGCGGTCAGGAAAACAGTGCTCCCACTGGCAACCTGGGTTCCAAGGTTGATCGTGAATGTCCGAGTGGGCGTCGTTCGTGTAAAGAACGTCTCGATGCCCCGAGCCTTTTTCCCAGACTTCCGTTTGTCACCGTTGCGAGCGGCAAGTTGATCGAACGACTGGTCGATGACGAACTGGACATCTTCCGGGCGGGATAGCTGGAACGCTGCTTGAAGCGCCGTCTTGTATGCAGACTGGGTGACAGGTACGGGGTTCCCGTTCGCGGTCACACCGTCAATCGCCAAAAGTGTGTCGAAGGACTGGGAACGGTGAAGGAAGTCCACCAAGAAACGGAGACGCACCGCTTCATTGGAGAAAGGATCAACGAACACGTCCCGGATGACGGCACCCGGTTGGAGAGCAATCTCCGGGGTCGTCCGCATGATGTCGGAGATTGCGTTCTGTTGAATCTGAAGCTGCGAGACGGTTGGGAACGCGCCCACAGCCAAGGTCACGACAACCGGAGAGCCCACTACCTCAATGGAGTTCGGGGACTCCACCTCAGTCTGGTTCTCAGCATCGTAGAACACCGACCGCACGACGTAGAAAAGCGGAGCCTCTGCCGGGAGGCTAGCGAACGCGCCAATGGGAACGGTAGCCGGAGTGTTGTTCTGCCCCGCCTGACGGTTGTGTCGGAACAAGTAGAAGCGGCGCTCAACCAACGTCTCCAAAAGGTACGAGCTACGAATGCTCGTCGTGCCTTCTGGCACCTCAAATCGTTTGACGTAATCCGTCTTGAGAAGGTTGGCCTGCTCGTTCTCCGTGATGGCTGCCGCTAGCGCGGGCGTCAAAGTGACATCTTCCAGACGTTCAATGGTGTCTCCACCCTTGGTCTGGGTTTCTTCGATCTGCACATACAACGGATCCGCCGCCACGGAGCCATCAGGGTTTCGCGCAATCGTGTTGTCCGACTGGAACGACGCAAGTGGGGCCGCATCAAACTCAGGGTCCGCATCCGCCACCACATTGATGTTGACGCGCTGATACCCTGTCGCCCCTCCCCCACTGAACTGGGAGGCGTAGAAGTTCATGCCACGGAAGTTAGGATCGTCGATCCCTTCGGCCCGCATTTCGACGGACTGATCAAACCTCTCAATGGAGATGTTGGTCGGGGTAGAAGCAATCGTTCCGATGTCCGACTCTTGAACCAGGGTGGCCCGAATCTCGGCCGAGTTCGACACAGCGCCGGAAAAGGAGATTGCCCGGACACGAATGACGTTCTGACCGGCAGCCAAATCGAGGCCATCCGGGAACGCAACCGCATTGGGGATTTGGAACGTGGTGCCTTCAAAGACGATGAAGTCAGGGTCCGAGACGAACGCGCCTCCACGAATACTGATCTCCAAGTCCACGGTGTCGTTGTCGATCACCCCTTTGTAGAACTGGTTGGGGATCGTCGTCGAGTACACCGTGATCTCGCGGAGTACGCCGTCGGGTCCGTATACTTTTGGTGTGGAAGCCATACGCTAAAACCCTGGAATCCCGAGTGGTGCAAGCCCCAGAGAAAGACCGTTGGTTCCGACAAGAGCCGCTGCTCCCGGAGCCGCGAAAACGGTACTGATGAACACAGGCTCGCCCGATGCGTTCTGGGCAATGATGTTGGTCTGGAAAACCGTCGGATCATCCACGGCCGGATTGGTGGTCACGGACAAGATGGCGTACAGCCTCTCCTTGAGAGAAAGCTCCTGAACCTTGGACTGAACCGTCTGAAGGCGTTGGAAAAAGGTGACGGCCCGAGTGACATCCTCGTTGATCGACATCTGCACGGCGCCGACGGCTTTGAACCCGATTCGGTCGAGGATCGTCGATCCAATGTTGGGGTGGAAGGGGTTGGACCCTTTCCGAGTGATGACCATTTTGAGGGCAGCTTGGTTGAGCAGGTCTTCGTTGCGAACGACGAGAGGCTCCCCGCTCGTCGCCAAGCGAATGTCATTTTCGATCCCAGTCCCCCGACAGCGACGGCACCGTTGGAGGTATGTGACATACGAAACCTTGAAGACAGGGTTGCCTTTGATGGGCTCGACGAATTGAGGGAAGCGAACCGTGACGACTTTGAGATCTGCGATGTTCACCAAGTTGGTGACGGTTGCTTTCTCTGCCATCCCCCATGCCGGGTAGACCTTGCGTCCTCGCGCTCTGGTTTGAAACGTGAGTCCCAAGGATTTCGCGGCTTCTCCGCGCACTTGAAGCTGTGAAGAAGGCCCGAGTTCGGACTCGTCCGTGAACACCAGGACCCCGTTCCGGCTTTCAACAAGGATGGAGACCCCGTTTGCACGAAACGCCGAAGTCAGCAGAGTCACGATTCGGTCAGCGGGCACCCGCAAACCGATGGGAAGCGCGTAATTCTCCAACGTCTGCGTGCGGTTCCCAATGGTGATGGTCGTGGCGCACTTGTTGATGTTGTAGGGGCCAGATGAGGAAGAACTCAACGATGCGGCCGAAAACCGCCCCTCACGAGGGATGTTGACGTTGTTGTTGGCCGTAATCCGCACCTGATTGGCTGAAGAGATGGGTTGGCGAGTTTGCAGACTCCTCCTGTCACTTCCGAGGGGAGTTACCTCCTCGATAGTCAGATGGCGACATGCCCATCCCAGTTGAAAGTCGAAACTCATGGCCTCAAGTACGCGGGGGTATAGGCTTTCTATGCAGTCGAAAAGATGTCGTCGTCGGGGTCATCGGGGAACAGGGTGTCGTACATGGAAAGGCCCGTAGGCTCCGATCCCGTCCCGAGATTGACGGAGTTGAGATCCGGCACCCCATCCGTTTTGACGTAAAAAACGCTATCCAGCGTTTCGACGATTCGCGCCAAATGAAGCCCCCGGTGGAACTGACCGGGGTCCGGGAGGTCCGGGATCGAGCTTACTGTCCCACCAATGGACTGCACGAGAATTTCGTTTTTCTCCTCCATGAGTTGCTCGCGCAAATCCATCAATTTGAGGATGCGCTGCTCCATCAGGTTGCGCTTCTCTTGGATGGCCTGTGCGGTCCAACGCCGGGCATAGTCCATTTTCACCACGATGGTGGAACTGGCGTCGCTCAGATCAATATCTCGACCGACTCGACGGTAAGGATCTCGACTAAAAGTGTTCAGTCCCATCGGGTTGCGACCACCAGCACCGTACCCTGGTGTGCTCACTTCGGCGATGACCCCGTTGTACGGATACCTCGACATCGTTCCGGGGATGTGGTCCTCCGTAGCAATGACGTTGGGGTCGTCATCCGGGTCGTCATCCGGGTCTTCTCCACCTGTGAACACGATGGAATCAGGTTGCAAGAACAAGGAGATGTCGGTCGGGTTCCCTCCGAAAGCAATGTATGCCTGAAGAAGTTTCTCCAGAGAGGAACCTGCACTGACGCTGATCGCGTCGCGCTGTTCAGTGACTTTGGGTTCTTGGACAACGGTCCCATCCGCAGTTCGCACGGCTACCGATGTACTGCGGTAACTCACCGAAACCTTACCGATCCGGTTGAGTTCAGCATTGATGATCGCCATCCGGGCGTCCGCACTCGACCGCTCCTTCAGAACGAACGAGCGAAAGAACTTCCACTGGGTCTGTCGGAAAACACCTAGGTACGTGAAAGACATCTAGTCGCTCGATGAGAAGAGAGCCTGGAACAGTTCCAGGGCAATGGTAGGAAGGCCGCCCGCAAGAAGGACCACGCCTCCGCCGATGGTCTCCGGCGGATCGAAAGGCTTGTTGTCTGCGTTGACGAGAGAACTCAACACCCCGTCGGTGCCGGCAGCGACAACAACGAGCCCAGAGGTCGGGGGGAGGGAGATGAACAAGCTGAGAAGTTGCTGGATGATGTTGTTGATGCGATTGAGGAAGGCTTGAAGCTCCAGAATGCGACTTTGGAGCATTTCGATGTACTTGTTGATGAGGTCCGCGAGACCCTGGATAGCAGCTTGGATCGCCGCCAACAGAGCAAGGAGTTGGTCAAAGAACCGGTCGATGTCTGGGATCCCCTGCGGGAACAGGCGGAACGCAATCCACCCTCCCTCTTGAGGACGCTGCACGGGGCCGGCAGCCACTTTGAGGGCAAACGCCGCTGCCCTAAACACGTCATCTGGGATCAAGTTGCGGACATACTCGGCAAACAGGATGGTCGTCCCTTGCCTCTGATAAAGAATCGGAGCGTAGTCCACCGAGCTATGGTTAGACTTTGCGGCGATGCCTTTGTTTTCAAAGAAATGCGGACCAGGGAACAGCCTTTTTCCACGGGTCTGTTCTACATAGATCGCTTGTTTGGCATCAACAATCTGGTCGTCACCATCCATGCCCATCGAGGCTTGGTTGAGAGCCAAGCCGTACAAAACGGAAGAATCGTTGAGGGCATCCAGAATTGAGAAGCCTGCGACGGCATCAGGAGGTCTAAGGAGAAAAGGGCTCTCGGCATTCCCACCAAAAGTGAAATTCAAAAGCGGCTCACACCGGTTGACCACCGCCTCGACAAGTGACCGTGGAGGGTTGTTGTCGGAGATGAGTTGGTTCGCCAGGTTGATGGCTGCTTTTCGCAGCTTCCGTCGGAAACTCGTCGGGTTCGATTTGTCCCTGTCGAAGTATTTGGCGGATTGTCGGCGTCCCGTCAATCGAGGCATCAACACCAAAGACGGATCTTCAAGACCCGTGCGTTGCCTTGCTTTGGGAACAAACGAGTTCCAGTTCTTCAAAATCGCGGTGCCGTCGCTGTCTTGCGCGCCCTTCAAGCTCTCGTAGGTCAAGACGGTCTCGTCTTTCCCTAGAAGGACATCAAGATCAGCACGACACAAGACACACAAAGCCAGGGCTTCCGTCACACACAGGAGGTAGGCATCCGTCAACGCATCGGGGAACGAAACCTCCAGAGGGAAAGAGGAAGCACCGAAATCGCTTGGGTCAACTTCCGTGTTGGTGTATTTGATGACCGGACGCGGTTGGTTGAGGCTGGAGAACTTGACATCGTATCGGTAATCCGTAAGGTTTTTGACCGATCCGCTCACCGCTCGGACACGCACGTAATACGAAGTCGGCTGCACATCTTTGCCGCGTTTGACGGTGCCGTCTCCGTTTAGCTCCCAGTCCGCATCAAGCGGCATGTCCTTGAACAAGATCGTGGTGCCGTACCCTCGTCCGGGATAGAAGAAACTCGCTCCCGCTTTGACGAAGAAGGATCGCTGGATGTAGTATTTCGACCCCTCTTTCAATTGGGACAAGTCGATAGGGGCCTGGTCCGCAAGGTTTCGTGCCGTGTAGACCCGAACCATGTCATCCTTGACTCGCTCTCCACCCGCCACGGAGTTTCGGTTGAAATCCAACCGCGGCTCCACGGATAGTTGGTCTGCCCCGCCTGTGATGGGGATGGGGGTATCGGCCTCGTCGATGGCAAATCCTGAGTCAATTTTTGCGGGCGGCTGCGAAAGAGTCGCCCGGTTCATGCCTATTTGCTTGTCGAAAAACAACGGCAACGGATCGCGCACCGTAGACACGTCCACGATGAACCCACTGGGAGCAAACTGGGCGAAGTTCGTGATGAAGTTCCCCGGCACCGGGGCCATCGCCCACGTCAGGTTCACCGCATTGAACGGGGTGTCGCCACTCCCTTTCTTGAAAGGACGAAAGAGGCCCTTGCCGAAGGTAAGAACAGAAGCTCCATCGAGACCGTACTTGGCCTGGACTCCGGCTACTTGCCCCAAAAGAGTAGGCTTTGGGAACTTCCGGTTGAAAAGCTGAAGGATGCCGTTGATCAACCGCACGAGACGCTGAACATTGGAGATGTCCACGCCCACGTACAGGAAGACCGCGATACAGGTCGAGAAATTGGAGATGTTAGGGCGATTGGGATCCCGACGGTCTACGAGGCGCGTAATCATGCGCTGCTCGTAGGCTTGGAACCCACCACGGAGTTCTTTGAACTGAGGTCCCTTGAGGACGTAGAAGTCCCCGTGGATGTAGAGGCCGGCGTTACGGAGGTCGTTGAGGATTTGACGAATGAGATCGAGGAGTGCCTCGATGAGCGCGATGATGGGGTCGAGGAACGCCCCGATGAACACCTTGAGCACTTCCAGAACGGCAAGCAGGATGTTCAGGATGTTGATGAGGATCGAGAAGAACGCATTGACCGCCGCACGAGCAGGCTCCAAGAAATCCGGCGTGACGAACTCAATGGTTCCCCACGTCCCCGAGGCCGTCTCAAGTGGTCCTCCGCCTCCTTCGGGGTTTGCCATCTATCGCCCCCCTCCATGCAACATCCGTTGACGCTTCTCCGCCAAAGCAGAGATCGTTTTGCGGTCGTCTTCGACTTGCTGAACCAGGAGTTCCTTGAGCTTGTCGAGCAGGAGGGCCTGCTTTTTGAACGTCGGCAACGTCTCGATGACCTTATCCTTGTCCCCTTCCGGCGGCTCCCAGGAGTCCACCGGAAAACCCATGGCCCGAAGACGCTTCTTGGCCTCTTCGACGCTCATTTTTGAGACATCGAAATTGGCCTTGTCGTATTCGTAGTTGATGGTCATTTGATACTCTGCACCGACTCAGAGAGTCTCAGTTGGCGGAGTTCTTTCCGGCGTCGTTTGGGAAGCTCCCGAGCAAATCTCTCGGCCGTTTCCAGGGTGCCCGTCTCCCGGTTGACCCGGAAATCGAGCCAAGCGAACCGAAGCTCGCGGAACTGGTCGTTGTTGTTCAACACGTCGTTGATGAGGTCGGGAAGTACAGGACGACCATCTCCTACGGGGGCTGCGGGGTTGTTGGTGTTGGTCTCCAATGTTGCGTAACTGGGAACGCCAGCCTGGAAAGGAGGGAACTCCCCATCAAGGCGGAAGTCATTACACCAAAACCGACGACCCAGGACCGACAGGGCATCCGTAGCGTTGGCGTAAGGGGAGATGTTGACCAACCCTCCAGCGCCCTCGATGAGCGCGTTGGACATGACGCCCTTGCCTTCATCCGGGATGGTGGGGTTCCCAAGATCGGAAACGTGCTCATCTCGCTGGAAGATAAAATAGCTGCCGTACTTGTCTCCCCGGAAGAACACGCCGAACTCCTCGACGAAACTCCTGATGCGCTCACGGTGCATCAGGATGGTGTCGATGGCCTCATCGGTGAACAGGCCACTGGGTCGGATGATCTTGTAGGCGAAGGGTGCGATGGAGAAGAAGTTGTCCTTGAACGAGTTGGTAGAAGACCCGTTTTGTCCGGCGTAGGCCGTGGGGCGCAGATCCATCTGACCTTCAACCCCTGGACCTCCTGGTGGATCAGCGAAAGGAGCGGTTGAGCCCGAGATGGTCGGGTAGACCGCGTAGACGGCCTCAGACCCGAATGTCACATTCCCGGCACCCGGGTCATTGGTGAAAATGGTGTTCGATGACACGACGACATGGGAGTCCGTGACTTCCGTGATGCGGTACCACCCACGGTTGTCGTCGAGTTCCGATGCACCCCCAGGTTCAAACGGGACTTCTTGTCCACCCTGGGCAACCAAACGCTCTGGCACACTGCGGTCGCCGAAAGGTCGAATGCCAAACTCTTGGCCTGTACTGGGAACCCCACTGGCTCCTTGGAGTTCACCGGCTGGGTCGATGAGTACGATGTCGCCGCTCTCAACCCCGATCACGGCGAAGTTCAGCCCGAGATCGCTGTCCATGAGCTTTCTTGGATCAGTGGGATTGGGCTCTACTGGGACATACCCGCCTTCCCCAGTAGCGAAGTTGTTGGACCGAGCCAAGATCACCTCATCGGTGATTTGCCCGAGCAGTTGCTCGTTGCTCTGCTCATGCGGCACCGGGACATTCCGCAGGTAGACCTCAAACGGTTTGCCAGGAACATCTCCGGCCGGGATCGCGGTGATGCCCGGGGCTTTCAAAGCCAGATGCTCTCCGTCCTCGATAGCGGCAATCTCCACTTCGTCGAGGAGGGTCACGCCGTCATCGTCGAACAGACGGAAGATGTCGCCGGGGTTGATGTTGACGTTCACATCATCGAAGTTCCCCAGTTGAGTTCCTCCGGTGGCCTCAAGGACATAGGGGTACGCATCTCCGTTGGGCGCAACTGGAGCGGTCCCGAACGCTGCCACGGTGCCTCGTCGGATCAGGTACGTGTACTTGAGAGGCTCCAAAATCTCCCCGACGTTCTCAAGCTGCTCGTGGTATCGACGAATACGCCGGACCTGGAACGTAACTCCTTCGGGCTGCGGTGCTCCAAACGTAGGACCATCTCGGAACCCGAGGTTCGCTGCCGGCAAGGAATGGCTGGCATCAACGACTTGCACATCAGTGCCGTCGAGGTCTTGCACCGGCTGCGGCACAGAAGGCTCAAAGAAGATGCCGGCCTGCGCACGGAAACCCACATTGACGGTCGAGGTTGTTGCGATCTGATCCCCAGGAAGGAGGGTTTCCAGAAAACCGACGGCAGGGGTCGGATGGATGTCATCCCAAGGGTCCACACCGACCCCTCCTGGGATGCCGGCGAGATCGACATAGAGAGGCACACGGTCATAGACCACAGCGTCTTCGTCATCGACGAAGGTTCCATTGGGGATTGGGGTCCATGCTTCGACGACAATTTCGCCCGCTGCTGGAAACTCCACAATGTCCGCCGGCTCTGTCTTGGTGATGGTCGCTGGGATGGCTTCAGCCCCAGTGATGGAGATCTCCGTAAATCCGTAAGGGACTCCGGGGAATCCGACAGTGTTTCGCGGAAGCGTCTGTTCAGGGGCTCGGTCCATCCGAACTTCCAAACGAGTGAACCCCGCAACGACAACGCTCCCCACTTCCAAGGCATCAATCGCAGCCACGCTCGCAGGGGCACCGCCGGTCCCATCGAAATCCGTAGCCGTTGCTGAGTTGACCGAGAAGACTCCGGTGGTGGTGTTGAGGGCGGTGTAGTCGATCTTGTAGTTCTTCGTCAGGTAGTCGGGGAGTTTTGCCTGATCCAAGATCACCACGATGTAGAGGGTTCCCGTTGCCGGCCACGGAGAAGTGGTGCCATCGGACATCAACAGGTGGGCTGGATCTACGGTGATGGTGCCCCCGGCATTGACATTGAACTCAGTGACGATGGGGAAGAAAGGCTGTGCCCAACCGACTTCGGTGTTGGACGGCAACGTGGTCGTGTTCAGGTCCATGTTGCGGGAGAAGATCCCGCCACCGCCCGCACCCACAATCGAGTGCTTCACCAAGTACGTGCCTGTCTTGGTGCTCGCCCGGGGAGCGATGTCATCGGTTCCTGTGATGATGCAGACATCTCCAGGCAGTACGTTGCCAACAGCGCCCGCCGCCAACGAGATCTCCAAGAGACGGAAGTTCTGAGTCTCCACTCCGCCGGAAATGCCTGCGTCCGCGGTCCCATTTAGGATGACCCCGGCTTCGTCTTCGGGAGAGGACGGAATCGCCGAGAAGGTGATGGCGGAGCCGGTTGTGATGGGGGTGTTCCCGAACCCCTCCCAAGCAGGAACCTTGACGGCCCCCAGACCCAAGCCACCTGTTGCCACGGAATCGAACGTCGCGTTCGTGAAGGGGAACGAGTCGGAGTTCCGCAGGAAGGTAAAGGCTGAACCGCCGTTGACTTCCGCGGCATTGTTGACGGAGATGTCGTCATCTCCAGCTACACCCTCGACCCAAAACACCTCCAGTTCGCTGAATACATCAGGGCCAGCAACATCGGGCTTGACCTCATCCCGAGGAAGGATACTTCTGATGTCGAGTTCCTCGTTGAACCCAAGACGGTCTACCCCAACGAACCCTGTCAGGCTGGCCGACGCATCCCCGACCACCCCAAGCGAAGTCGTGTCGAGGTCCACGGTGAACCACAACGGAACCGATTGGCCTGGGTTCAGGGGGTCTTCGGGCAAGTCCCCCGGAGCCGGAACCGCCGCAATGGTGAAAATCGGAACAGCCGTGTCCACCGTAAGGAGACTGGTGCCCGCTGTCGGCAACGTGGCGATGGGGATGAGTGCCCCAGGAGCAGGGATCTGGGTCTGGGCTGTCCATGCACCACCCGAACCCCGAAGGATGACCGTCTGCACGTAGGTCGAGCCGCCTCCGGTATCTGCCGTCCAGAGGTTGATGGTCACAGCGTTATCGTTTGCCGGCCAAGCAAAGGGAGCCCCGGGGTCGAAGATGTTGTTGAGTCCGCCCGTGACACCAGCCGATCCATCGTTGAGGACGATGAACCCGGCGGAGATAGACGAAATGTCGAATAGAGTGTTGGGAGCCAACAGACGTGAGATCACCATGCCCGGAGTTCCTGGTGCCGGGATCGGAAGCCGGTTCACATAGGACTGGGCCGTTCGCAGTTGATACCGGAATCGGAACCCACCCAAGGATGGAGTCACGAACCGAGGCGGTTCAATGATGGAGCCTGTAGCTCCTCCTGAGACCGCCCCCACGCTCAACATGCCTTGCGAGCCATTCGGAATCCCGGCTTGTCCTGCTTCGACAAACAAGAAATCAAGGCGTTGAACATCTCCGATGCCTGAATGCGGCGTGTAGGCTCCGGCCGTCGCTACGGGAGTGGCATCTTGAACGGTAAGCAGTGCAGCAGCGGGGTTGCTTCCGATGAAAAACGGCAAAATGGCACCATCCGCCCCAAGGATCTCGTCTGGGTAGACGGCGCTCGGAACGGGGGTGTCTGGGGTGACGACGTTGAGGAAACCGGCCGCGACTGATCCCAGTCGGTCAATCTCTGTGTTGCCGGCATACAAGTACGGGAGCGTGTAGTCCCCGCTGTCGTTGGTGAAACCGCCTACCAAGGCTGGGATAGGCGCCGGGTCTGTCAAACGGTTGCGGAACTTCACATCAGCGTCAATGTACGAAAGCGGCTTCGGCGGGTTTTGCCCGAAGATCTCCTTCAGGCCAAAGATGGAGGGGTCGTCCAATGACGGCCATGAGTTGTCTTGGAACTCACCTTCTGAATGGTCAACCCTCAGATCAAACTGGATGCGGTAGCCGGGGAACCCTGTGGCGTACTCCTGCTTCTCCGTTTGAGTAGGCGCCGCATCCACATCCGAAGCCACCTCCGCGTCCGGGGGTGTCACGAAAATGGTGTCCCCCCGGAACAGTTCGATGGGAGGCTCCGTGGTCGCTGGATCTTCGCTCTGCTCCAGCACGCCTCCTGGGCCGATGACGGTGGAATCCTCCTCCTTGAAAGAGATGACGCATCCAAGGGCGACCTCGCCGACAAACACCTTCTTCGTGACGGTGAAATCTTGGCCGGCGAACGAGTACGAGAAAGTATTGCCCGTCGCCACGTCGATGATGCGACCGTCTGGGCGCCCGAACGAGACCATCGGCTTCTGAGGGGCATCCGAGATTGCCTGCCATGGTGGCGTGAACAGGGTTGGATCGCCCGTGCTCAAATCCGGGAGCCCACCGCCATTGGCGATGAGTTCCGTCAGATCAGGAAGCCCGTTGTCTCCAATGGGAAACTCGTTGAGAGGAAGAACCGTGGCGATGACCGCCGGACGAGGTTCCGCCGAAAAAGATGTGAACCCCGCAGCCACCATCTCGGCATCCAACTCCGGGAACCCCTTGTTGGAGTAGGCGAAGATTCGGGCACGAGGGAACCGCAGCACCACATCAATGGATGAGATGTTTTCGATCTGACCCAGGACCGGGTTTTCCACCTGACCGATGGACTTCTTGTAGGTACTCGCCCGCTTCGGCAGCGAGATACCCCCCTTGAACGAAAGCCGCTTGATACGTTTGCGGAACGAGTAGACCCCTGGATTGACCGGCGTGGCATCCAAATCTGCTTTGATCCCAGGATCAAGCTGAGTGAAAGCTGCGGCTCGCTCGGGGAAAATGCGCGAGAACCTGTTGGGCTCTCCCATCCGACGGAATCGTCCAAAGGAGATGAGCTTGAACGGAACAAGGCTCTTGATGCGCGTCCGGGTGCGCCCGATGAGCACGATGTCATCCACATCATTCTTGATGACGAACTTCTGCTCTTGGATCAGATCCCCCATGAGGTCTGAGTCCGGGAAGTCTCCTTCGATGCTGTTCCCGACCAAACTTGCCGTAGCGGGGTCCACCACCGGGTCACTGGTCAAGAAAACAAGGGCGGCATTGAACGCAAGGAAGATCTCCGTGAAAGCGTTGCGCTCATTCAGGTCTCCGGTGATCTCGTTCTCGTACCCGGGAGGAGGGACTTCCTTGTTGTGTCCAATGAAAAACCGGAACTTGCCATCTCGGTCGCCGATGATATTGCCGGAAATGGTCTCAAGGATCTGCTCAAACGGGACGATGACCTCGTTGTAGAACTCCAAGAAGACACGACCGGCTCTGTCCTGGTCTTGGAGATCCCGAAGCTGGGACTTCAGACCAAGGCGTCCCTGGCTGCTGTTCGCGGCTGGAGGTGGTACGGCGGCAGCGGGGCCTTGGGAGGGAAGCTGGGCGCTGATCTCGGCCGCTACATCAGTCGCAACTTCGCCGATGTACTCAAGGAGAGGGAGGGTCCGGTAGAAAAAGGAGTCGGGGTTGGAGAAGGTGTAGGTGGCCTTGAGGATGCCCCCCTCGATGCCGTTGTCTTCACTCGGGACGATGACGTTGGTGAAGGCGGCGATGAACACCGGGTTGATGGTGACTTCATCGACAATGAACGGAGCAAGGAGACCGACTTGAGTATGCCGGAGATAGAGGGTTTGACCGGGGAGGAGAGCACTCTGCGGAGGGTTGAGAAACGCAACTTCTCCGGTGTCTTGGTCGATGGTGTAGTCGATTGACGGTCGAAGCGTGCGGCCAGGAAGTACGTTGCCAGAACCATCGGTCTCTCCAAACAGAAGTAGATCAGAAGGTGCTCCTTCAAGAAGCCCCCCTCGTCCCAAGAACTCAGTCGATCCTGGCGCGTAGATTGGTCGCACCGAGATTCGTGCTGTGTCCAAGCCAAACGAGAACCCCTGGGCAAAGGGCGCCGTCACTTCGATCTGGGTGTTGGTGCCATCTGACGAAAGAGTGGAGGATGCAACGATGAACGGCAGCCCTCCAAGCTCCAAGATGTGCCCAGCGATAGCGAGATTCGTCAGGTTGCCCTGGAAAATGATGTTGACGAACCCCCGGTTGACGGGCTCAAAGGGCGCCGTGATTTCCTGCCAAAACCCATCGGGAGCCTCCGGGTTGTAGGTCTTGGCAAGCGGGATACCCGACAAGAGGGTGAGGGCCTCATCCGCCGCGTTTCTGCTTCCGACTTCCTGGGTGGTTTCGGGAACGAACTTGACGACCGTGAGGTTGAGAGCGGCGTCGTAGGTGGCTTCCGTAATGTAGAACGGGGCCGCCCCGAGACGGAGCAACATCCCAGCCACCACGTCATCTGTCCGGTCTTCTTCAAGCAAGAAGCTCGTTCGCTCCGGCTCAATGCGGAAAGGCGGCTTGTAGACTGGAGGCTGCGAAACCGTGTACGTCTCCTCGCCACCGAACGCCTCAAGCACGGCGTAGTTGATCTTGACGATCTCGGTATCAACGACGGGGGTTTGAAAGTTGATGCGGTTGGTGTCGAACTCGACCGTGGACAGCGGGGAGTCCCCGACGTTGGTCAAGGTACTGCCAATCCATACGAACGTCTCGATGTCGCTCCGGGTGGTGCGCTCTGTGGGGTTGAAATCCCAGTATTGAACTTCTCCGGTGCCAGCGGGTGTTGCGACTTCTTCTCGGACGAACAAGGGAAGGAACTCGATGACCCGAACTGGCTGTGGCGGAGCCTCTGGATCGTCCGGGTTCTCCTCCAACTTCAGGGTGCCGGTTCCTGTATTCGCCAGGAAGTAGTCCGCCTCGACGATCTGGAACTCCCGAAGAGGCTTGGAGAAGGCAAAGGAGCCCTGGATCGCGTTGATGGTCACATCTTGACCATTCTCGGTGATCATCTGCTCCACGAAATACGTGGCGACGCCTGCGTACTGGGCCATGTCGGGAGCCGAGAAGTTCAA